CACCCACAAGTGCAAGTGGAACAGTAGAAGGTCACTTGTGGTTTGTTATATAATGAGATGAAATGTCAGACGAAATTTACATTAATATAGGAAGTTCTTTTCAGCAACCTTATCAAGGTCAGACACCCGCTAATGCTCAATCGCCAGAAGTTAAACAGATTGTAAAACAAACAGATGTTAGTAGTCAAACACTTTATCAAAGTCCAAGTCAGACTCCTACAACATATAGAAACCCAGTAAATGCACAAACAGATATAAATGCACAAGAGAGTAATCCATTTACTTTTGATGCACAACAACAGATAGATTATCAAAGTCCTTTTAGAAGTCCTTCGATAACACAAGTAGATTCACAACAACCAAGTCCTTATATTGCACAAAGTGAATATCAGAGTCCTTTTACTTATCAGATAGAAGGTCAACAACCAATAAACGTTGGAAGTCCTTATATAGACCGCTCTCCATATATTACTACAGTAAATGTTCAACAGGTAGGGCCTGTTTCTGTTCAAAGTCACTCGTTTGGTCGTTCACCATATATCTATTGGTATCAAATCGAAAATGTAAAATATAAGGAACCAATAGAAGACTTTATTTTTTATCAAGGGCCTCAGGGAGATGGTTGGGACGTGACGGGTAGTGCTCAATGGCTTCATGCAACACGAACACCAGTAATAAAACAAGGTGCTATTACTCAAGTTGCATATACCCAGCCTGGAACTGGTCAGGTTCTAGTTCAACAACCTATAGTATTTCAGTATAATGGATTTCCAGTTTCATATACATTGCCTGCTCGTTCTTCGTCAGCACCAACAATTGTGAGAACGCCAGGTTTTGTTGCACAAAATCCAGTGCAAGTTCCTGCCGATGCACAACAAGAAATTCAAGCACAACAACCCGTGATTGGTAGAAGTTCTTTTAGAACACCACATAATGCACAACAACCTCTAAGACAACCTTTAGAACTTCAACAACAGATAACTGTTCAAGCAGACCAAGACGTTCAGAACCAAGTTAGAGCTCCTGCTAGACAACCAAGTCCATATATTGCACAGGCACAACAACAGAGTCCGTATATTGCACAACAACCTTCTACATATCAGAATCCAGTGAATAAACAGGTAGCTACTCAGAATGATGCAAGACAACCTAACATTTATCAGGTTAGTTATCAGGTTCCGTATATACATAGGTCACCTTATATAACTCAAACACCTTATGCAACAAGTAGAACTATCGGCCCGATTGCAAAAGTAAAGGCAATTTATCTAAATAAAGACGGACAGAATATTGAAAAAATAGACCAAGTTTACGTAAATAACGCAGGAACAATAGAGAAAATTCACCAAACAGTCCCAGCTGCTAGATTTAGTAAGAATCCAAGTAATACTCAACAATAATTTCGTATAAATAGTTATATGGCTATTATTGCAAATATCTTTATCGACCAAGGAACAGACTTCAGTATCACTGTAGACGTGACTGATTCAACAGGTGACGCACTCAATATGAGTGGTTATACTGCAAGTGCTCAGATACGTAAGACCTACAGTTCTTCTACTGCAAGTGCAACCTTTGGAACTTCAATTGCAGAAGCAACAGGTCAAGTGACATTAACACTTGACGATACAGCAACTACTGCATTAGAAGCGGGAAGATATGTATACGATATGAACATCACCAGTGGTGGTGGTCAAACAACAAGAGTAGTAGAGGGACAAGCAATTGTCACTCCAGGCGTCACGAGGTAAATTATGTCAGGAATAAAAGGAACAATATCAAGAGTAGCAACCATAGGTGGTCGAGTAGCAGGACAAGGAAATATCCGTGCTAAACAGGTCGCAATCGGTAATTCATCTTCTAATGTAAACCTTTCTGCAAAATCTATCAATGAACTTGCAGATGTAAATGCTTCAGAAACAGATGACGGACTACTTTCATACGATGCTGAAACAGATAAGTGGACAACCACAACTGTTTTAGATGGTGGAACGTTTTAATCGTATAAATAAATATACACAAATCAAGGATACCGACCAGTGAAGGTATCGACCCACATTGTGAGTGGATTAGTTTTATATTATGAATCTCTCGGGATAGTGAACGAGAATTAATTAATTAATTTTACATAAACTATAGGAATAGAAAAATGGCAACAGTTATTCAAATCAAAAGAAGCACAGGCTCTGCCGCTCCAGCTGTATCAGACTTAGCTGAGGGTGAATTAGCTTATGTGCAAGATAGGAGTAATTCAGGTGCTAGTGCAAAACTTTTTATTGAATCAGTAGATTCTGATAACAGCACTCCTTTAATACAAGCTATTGGTGGTAAGTATTATACGGATATGTTAGCAGGTTCTTCTGCAACACCTTCCGACTTTTTAGTTGGTAATGGTTCAACCTCAGGTGGTTCATTAAAGTTAATGGAAGATTCAGACAACGGAACAAACTCCGTTGCATTGAAAGCTCCCGATACACTAGCAGCGAATGTATCCTTTGTTCTGCCTTCTTCAGATGGTAGTGCAAACCAAGTATTAGGAACAGACGGGTCAGGAAACTTATCTTTCTTATCTACTACTTCAACACTTGCTGGTGCATCAGACTCAGACATTTCTAACCCTGCTTCAGGACACATTCTTGTTCATGACGGGTCAGATTCGTTTGACAACGTAGCAATCAGTGGTGATATTTCACTTGCATCAAGTGGTGCGGTGACAATTTCTGCTGGTGCAGTAGAATTCTCAATGTTAGATGGTGCAATGGTTCAAACATCAGCTGAATTAGCTGGTGTAAATGGATTCGGTGATAATGACACCTCAGTCTTGACAGCTGCAGCGGTTCAAGACCTTATTGAATCAAAAGTGACTGCAGAAGACCTAGACGTAGCTGGTGACAGTGGAACAGGTGCAGTCGACTTAGACTCACAAAGTTTAACAATCGCTGGAACATCTAACGAGATTGAAACTTCTGCTTCAGGACAAACTATAACAGTAGGTTTACCAAATGACGTGACAGTCGGAAACGACTTAACAGTCACAAATAACTTAGTTGTTTCAGGTCAATTACAATCAGACGATATTACTGCAGCGACAATGACTGCTTCAGGAAACGTTGTTGTGACAGGAAACTTAACAGTTAACGGAACTACTACAACTGTAAACTCAACAACTACTTCAGTTGCTGACCCAGTGTTTGAAATCGGTGACGATGGTTCAGATGATAACCTTGATAGAGGTTTGAAATTTAAGTATAACTCAGGTGGTGCAAAAGTAGGTTTCTTCGGATACGATGATACCGACGCTGCATTTACATTTATACCTGATGCAACTGATTCATCTTCAACTTTCTCAGGAACAGCTGGTAATGTTAAATTTGGTGGATTAGCACTTTCGGGTTCAATCACATCAATTGACGGGTCAGCTCCTACAGCAGGTCAGATTCTAATCGGTCATGGAACTAATGGTGACATGGCACTTGGAACACTTACTGCTGGTGAAGGTATTGATGTCACAAATGCAGACGGAAGTATAACCCTTTCAGCTGAAGATGCAACAGACTCTAACAAGGGTATTGCTTCATTCTCCGCTTCTTACTTTACAGTGACTAGTGGTGACGTAGCAATTAACGATGCAACAACTTCAACAAAAGGTATAGCTTCATTCGACTCAGATAATTTCACACTCACTTCAGGTGATGTTGCAATTACTGCTATTGATGGTGGAACATTTTAATAATAGTTAATCAATAATAGGAGAGTCAAATGGCAACTGTAATTACATTTAAAAAGAGTTCTACTCAGAATGCAACCCCAGGCGTAAGTGACCTAGTTCTTGGTGAATTAGCAGTCAATACTTACCATGGTAGGTTTTATACTGAGAAGAATGATGGTTCGGCTGCCGTTGTCGAGGTAGGGTCAGTCCCCGCCTCTTTGACAATTAATGATGCTATTACATTTCCAACTTCAGATGGAACATCAGGACAAGTATTACAAACAGACGGAAGTGGAACACTTTCTTTTGCAGACTCATCGTCTTCATCAGATAATGTATTCACTTACACTGTATCTTCTAACCAAACAATTTTCTCAGGAAATGACGATGACGGACAAACATTGTCCTATTCGATTGGTGAAGAACAAGTATACCTAAATGGTGTTTTATTAGTAGACGGAGGTGCCGACTACGCAACAACTAATACTTCTACAATCACATTACAAGCAAATGCAGTAAGTGGTGACGTAGTTGTAATTAGAACGCCTGGTTCTGCGTCAACAAGTGCTTCTACAGGAAGTTCTGACTTGACAACAACAAATGCAGACCAAGCATTATTGTCGGTTCCCGTTGCAAACAAAGCGATTAAAGTCAACTTGGTTGCAACCCACTCTACAGCAGGAGCTCACTTTGCAGAAGTCGTAGTAGTAAATGACGGAAGTGATTCTTATATCTCACAATTTGCAGACACATTTACAGGTTCAAGTCTATTCAGTCTTGCAACTGATATTAGTGGTTCAGATATGAGATTGTTAATCACTCCAACAAATACTAATACAAGTGTATCCAGTTCATATATTAAACTTCCAGCTGCTGGAAACTCTACAACATTCTCTGCTACAACAGCAGACCAAGTGTTAGCTAGTGTTTCAACAGGAATTAAGGGAGTTAAGTTTGAATTAGTAGCAACTCATGCTACTGCGGGTTCACACTATGCAGAAGTGACTTTAACAAACGATGGTTCGGACGCATACTTCGTCCAGTTTGGTGACGTGTTCACTAATGCTTCATTGTTTACATTGGACGCAGACGTGTCAGGAAGTTCACAAAGAATTCTGATTACACCTGCTAATACTAACACAACTGTTTCAGTTAAGAAAACAACATTATAGGAGATAAGACATGCCTAAGACAAATGCTTTTAAAATTGCTGAGTTAATCCGTGCTATCACTTTTGATGTTGATAATGACGAAATAGTGACAAGTAAAGCCATACAGTCTAAGAATAAAAAGACTGGTGGAACAACATATACTGCAACAACTCAAGTTGCACTCGATACTTTTGCACATGCAAGTTTCAGAGCTGCAAGATACGTTATTGCAATGGACGAGGGAACAAACTTCCACTCAACCGAAATTATGTTAGTCCACGATGGTTCTGCAGTGACTATGACTTCATATGGAACATTGAAAGATACCAATCTCGCAACATTCGATGCAGATATTAATGGTGACAATGTAAGGTTGTTAATAACACCTGCTAGTGCTAATAGCACAATCGTCAAATTTGATAGAACAGTGGTAGACGCTTAACATCTAATTTAAAAAACTAAGGGGGTTCTTCGGAACCCTCTTTTTTTAGCCTGAAAAAAACCATAAATAGATTTAGACAATTTAAACGAGTTTTTTATGGCAACCAATTCGAAATTCATTGCAGATTTAGGTTTAAAAACTGATGCAGACTTACAAGTAGACGGAAATATAACTGTATCAGGTAATCTAACTGTAAATGGCACAACCACAACAGTTAATTCCACTACAACTTCAGTGGAAGACTCGATGCTGGAACTTGCAAACCAAAATACTAGTTCAGATACACTTGATATAGGTATTTACGGAAATTATGATGACGGATTGGGTGACGGAGCCTCAGAATACACTGGATTATTCAGAGATGCAACAGATTCAACTTGGAAATTATTTGACGGACTAGAAGTAGAACCAACAACTACAGTTAATACTAGTGGTTCAGGTTATTCACTTGCAGATATACAGGTAGGTGACTTAACAGCTACGACTTTGACTGCAACCAACAGTCTTACAGGGTCTTCTATCACCTATCCTACCTCAGACGGAACAAACGGACAAGTTCTTACAACGAATGGTAGTGGAACATTATCTTTTGCAGATGCAAGTGGTGGATTAGAGTCGGGAACAGTCACAACAACTTCAACAAGTATAACAAATTTAGATAGTATTGCAATTGCATCATACAGAGGTGCAAAATATTCAATAACAATATCAGATTCTACTAGTGGTGTGTATCAAATAACAGAATGTCATGTAATTCATGACGGAACCAGTGCTAGTATAACACAATTTGGAACAGTATTGCAAGGTGGTTCAAGTGAATTGGGAACATTTACAGTAGATATTAATAGTGGAAACTTGAGATTGAGAGTTGCAAGTGCAACAACCAATTCAACAGTATATAAGTTCAAAAGAATCGACCATTCCGTATAATTTTTTTTGTCTTTTTTTAAAATAAACCAAGATTATCTAAATCTTAAAGGACTCTAGTTCCTAAATACTAGGGTAAAATCAAAGTAAAAGAGGACTTTTCTAAATGGCAACACAAAATACGTTTGTAATTGAGTATGGATTGACTGTAGGAACAACCGAAGTCATATCAAGTGCGGGTAAACTTGCTTCTTCAGCACTTTCATTACTAGATACTGACAACCTAACAGAAGGGTCAACGAATAGATACTTTTCTAACACCCTTGCAAGAGGTGCTATATCACTTGCAAGTGGAGAATCAAATTTAAGTTATAATTCATCTTCGGGTGAATTTTCATTACCACAAGTAGATGGGGGAACATTTTAATGACAGCTAAGAACTTTATAATCAAGAATGGTCTTACAGTCGGGACAACAGAGGTTATAGACAGTTCAGGAAGACTTACAGGGACTTCCATAACTGATTCGATTGACGATAGAGTCAATACCCTCTTGACTGCGGGAACAGGAATCTCATTATCATATGATGATTCTGCGGGAACTTTAACAATTACAGGACAGCAAGGTGACGTGACTGGAGTCACTGCTGGAGATGGTTTAACAGGTGGTGGTTCATCAGGTGATGTGACACTTGCAGTTGGTGTAGACGATAGTTCAATCGAAATCAATTCAGATGCACTAAGAGTAAAAGCAAGTGGTATCACAAACTCAATGTTAGGTGCCTCTTCAGTTAACTATGGTGGAATTACATTAAATCTAGGTGAATCAGACGCAACACCTGCTTTTGATTTAACAGATGCAACAAACTATCCAACTTCAAGTCTATCAGGAACTATTACAAATGCTCAATTAGCAGGTTCAATTGCAAATGATAAACTTGCAAATAGTTCAATCACAATCAACTCAAATGCAACTGCATTGGGTGGTTCAGTCACTTTAGACACTGGTGATTTAGCAGAAAATGGAAATTTATATTATACTGATGCAAGAGTCCTATCATACTTAAGTGGTGGAACATATGCTGGTCATATCATACCAAGTGCTGATAACACATACGACTTAGGTTCATCTTCCAAGATGTGGAAGGACGTGTATATCGGGCCAGGTTCATTATATGTTAATGGTCAGAAAGTGGTTGAAGATAACTCAGGAACAATCGTTGTTTCTGCAGACGATAACCAAAATGTTTCTGTTCAAACAGGTGGTTCAGGTGACGTAGAACTTGACCCAACAGGAACAGGTGTTATCCAAATTAAAGGAACACTTCAAATCGAAGACGGACAAAACATTACTAACAGTGCTGGAAATGCAATATCTTTCGGAAACAACATAACAGTTGACCAAATTGCATCAAGACAAACAGACACTAACTTAGTATTAAGTGGTAATGGTTCAGGTAATGTCACATTAAATGACAATGTTGCAATTACAGGTGACTTAACAGTTTCAGGAACTACAACGACTGTAAACTCAGAAACTATTTCACTTGCAGATAACGTAATTGCATTAAACAGTAATTTCACTTCAGGTTCACCAACAGAAGATTCAGGTATTAGTATCACTAGAGGTGGTTCTTCTGCTAAGACACTTCTTTGGGACGAAACAAATGACAAATGGACTGTAGGTTCAGAAACTTTTGTTGCTGGAACTTTTGAAGGAAACCTAACTGGAAACGTCACTGGAAATACAAGTGGTTCTGCTGGTTCACTCTCAAGTGCAGTGACAGTTGGACTTTCAGGTGATGCTTCAGGTAGTGCAACTTTCCAAAGTGCTGGTGACACTGCAACGATTTCGGTCACTATTGCAGACGATTCACATAACCATACAATTGCAAATGTAGACGGATTGCAAACTGCTCTTGATACAAAATACGAGAGTGGAGATAATATTTCCGTAGGAACTGTTGCTTCAGGTGCAATTACTATCACCAATGCAACAAACAGTGGTGGAACTGCTAGAAATGTATACCAATCAACCTCTGCGCCAGGTAGTTCAGATGGTGCGGTTGGTGATTTGTGGATTCTTTACTCCTAATATAGGGGTTTAGAATCTTTATAAATATGAGAACTTTTAACAGGAAATAACTAGATGCCTATTGGACAAACACAACAACCTTATATTGCAAGTGCTCAACAGCCTTACACTTTCCAAAGTCCATTTACATATAGTGCAAGGTATCCAGCAAATGCACAACAACCCGTGACATATCAGTCACCTTTTACGTATAATGCAAGGTATCCAGCAAATGCTCAACAACCAGTGACATATAGGTCACCATTTACCTATAGAGTTCCATATATTGCAAACGCAAGACAACCAGTAATTTACAGAAACCCATTTACATATAGGGTTCCATACATTGCAAATGCAAGACAACCTTTTACATATAACTATAGGTCACCATTCACTTATAGAAACCCAAGTAATGCAAGACAACCTTCTACGTATCAACATAGAAGTCCGTTTACTTACCAAAATCCAGTGAATGCACAAGAACCTAATATAAGAAATGCTCAGACACCATTTACATATAGTAATAGACAACCATTTACATATAGTAATAGACAACCTGCTACATATGCAACTCAGGGAAGAACTCCTGAAGCAAGGTGGGACGGAGTAGTATCACAACAGTGGCCTGGGTCACCAATAACAGGATAATATAAGACATGGCATCAGGAAATCAATCAGTCAAGACACCTTCAGGTTGGAATGCCACCCAAGGTGCATGGGTTAAAACTGGTTCCTCTACATGGAGTGCAGTTGACCAAATCTATGTTAAAACACCTTCAGGGTGGAATAATGCTTCAGGTCAAGAACTTACACAAGTTCCATATCCTTATATTGCAAACAGTCAAACACCATATATTGCAAATGGTCAACAACCTTATATTGCAGATGCAAGACAACCTTCTGAGTATCAACATAGGTCACCATTTACATATAGAAACCCAGTAAATGCACAAGAACCTAACATTAGGAATGCACAAACACCATTTACATATCAGAATCCAGTAAATGCACAACAACCTAATATTAGAGATGCACAAAACCCATTTACGTATGATGCAAGGTATCCTGCGAATGCTCAGTCACCTAGTAATAAACAGTCACCTTTCACTTATGACGCAAGGTATCCTGCGAACATTCAACAACCAGTAGCATTTAGGTCACCTTTCACATATCGTGTGCCTTATATTGCTAATGCAAGACAACCAGTAGCATATAGGTCACCATTTACATATCGTGTGCCTTATATTGCTAATGCAAGACAACCAGTTTCAGCAAGGAACCCGTTCACATATTCTAACAGAACACCAGTTTCTTACTTCTACGGCCCCTCAGGTGGAGGTGGAGGTGGTGGTTGCTTCGTCGCTGGAACACCTATTCTTATGCATGACGGAACAACTAAACCAATTGAGTCAATTGTATTGGGTGACAAAATTAAGAGATGGACAGAACAAGGTCAAGAAATTGTTGAAGTTGAAAAACTTATGTCACCAAGACCTACTAAAGTGGTTAACCTCGTTATTGCAAATGAGAACGGAGATACAGTTGCAGAATTAGGAACAACAAAAGACCACCCATTCAAACTAGTAGACGGAACATGGGGTGTTGTAGATACTGAATATTGGAAAGAGAATCACTCTAATTTTGAAAATACTGCAAAACTTTATGGTGAAGAATTAAATGAAGTCAACCTAAAAGTTGGTGATAAACTTCAATCAGTTTGGGGTTCTGCAGTTCTAAAAGATATCATTGATACTGGTGAAGAAGTTGAAGTATACCATATATTAAAATCAGGTAATTTCTATACTGATGGAGTTGTTGCACATAACTTCAACGATAAAGGTATAGTAGACATGAAATAACCTTCTTGGTTAGTCCCTAAATACACATTATGAAATACTTGAAAACCTTAGAAGAAGTCCGCTCAGAAATTCAACCTATAGATTATAAAAGTTTAGACTTTTCTACTTGGTATAGTCTAGGTTCTTATCATTTAGGAACTTTACCTGATATAAGTGACGTTGATAAAGAGTCAGACGGATATATAAATTTTAAATGGGTGTTTGAAAATATTGCACCACCTACTAAGGTAATTAAATGGGGTGATATATTAGAACTTCGTAAACAACAGAAATTTATTCCTTTCTTTGGTGCATCAAACGAATCAATCCAATATCAAAAATTCTTACCACACTTGTGGACTTGTGGAGAACGACCAAACAAAAATCCAGGCCAGATGGATTGTGCAAGTATAGTTGACGGAGAACCCGAGTATCAACAAATCAAAGATTATGTAGAGTTTGAACCTGATACAGAAATCACACCTCATACTGAAACCACTCTAAATGCAATGTATTACCATAGTGCAAAGGCACATTGGTTAATTCAAAGTATACAAGAGGAAGGTTTAAGACACCCAATCCAAGGAACAACACATAAAATCAATGACCGATTTGGTTTTAGAATTCACCCAGGCTCTATAAGGTCAAAGGTATACGAAGAATTAGAAGACCCTAATTTTGAAATTTTTGCAACAGACCCATGGGACGTGTTAGATTCGGAACCTTTAACGTGTGATGAAGCACTAGAATTTTGGTCTAAAAAGTTAGACGAGAGAAATGCAAAACACAAAAATACATCTATAACTTTCTGTAATGGTGTTATAGAATATCAACATGATTTAATGAATCTAGATTTTAGAAAAGAAGTGTATGCATTTAACAAAAGAGTTCACTTACAATCAAAAGGAAAACCTTTAAACATTTACATAGGTTATGATTCGAATCATGGTGACTTACATGAAGTAAATAAGAAATCAATTCTAAAAAATCTAAAGACTTCAAATGGTTATCTTATGAAAGAGTGTTCTTGGGAACCTGAAATCAAATACCTTGACATTTCTAAACTTCCTGATTATAATAGAGAGTATGCAAATCAATCTACTGAGTTCACTTACAGTAGATTCTTAATTCCATATTTAGAAAATTATGAAGGATTCAGTATCTTTATTGATAATGATTTCATATGGAGAAAAAATATTTTACCATTATTCTATTATCTGAATATGGACGATGCAATTGCATGTATCAAGTATCCACAAATCAAACATGACGAAACTAAATTTGACGGACAAGTAAATATAGATTATCCATGTAAACTTTGGTCAAGTCTTATGGTGTTCAACAATGGACATGAAGACTGTAAGAAGTTAACACCTGAAGTAGTGAACACTTGGACTGGAAAACAATTACATCAGTTTGAATGGACTGATAAGATAAGTCCAATACCTGAAAAGTATATCTTTACTGAGGGGTATGATAACCCTGATGAGAAATGGGATTACACTGGAATACACTACACTAGGGGAGGCCCTTGGATAAAAGACATGGATTATTCCAACATAAATAATTTAGACGATTGGTTGAAAGCAAAAACCTACTAGTAATTTTTACAATATTGAGGTATAATATAGAATATGAACGCATTAATTTATACAGAAGACAGTAAACTCATAGTCCGAAAGGAAAATGGTTTACAATACGATTTTGAAAACGTGGATAGACCTGAATTAGGTTTTGACTTTGACGTGTTAGTTTATGACGATGTTGAAGTTAAAATTTTAAAATGGGAAGACGGGAAACAATTTGACGAACAAGAACATTCTGCATTGACAGAAGAAGACAAACTTAGTGTCGAAACATATATTAAAAATTCTGAACCACCTTTAGGATATAATTTAAATCAACAATACATTAGACAATTAGAAAGACTTGTAGTAGATTATCAAGTGCAATGTTCTGAATTGTATGGTATGTATGATTTAACCTATGCACTAGCAGCTGGAAGAGAAGGGTCAAATCACCCTAGACGTTCTGATGCAAGAAGAGCATTAGAGTATTTTGATAATATATGGTTTTGTTTTGAAAATATAGTTTCAGAAATTCAACAAACAAGAGAAGATACTTTGAAGAGTTTCGACCAATATGCATCTGCAATTCCCGACCCTTTAGTGACTCCCGACTCTAGGTCAAACGGGTAATGTATGGAACTCATTTATCATGATGAGTCCTTTAAACTAAAAGACGTAGGATTCCCACTAAAAGACATTCATATTATTGATAATTGGTTGCCTGTGCAATTACATCATTGGATTGACAGGTCAGTAAGTGCAAATAATATTTGGTCAAAAAATAACCAAGTCACTGGAGATAGTCCTACAGGTTTACCTCACCACCAATTTTGGGGTGCAACTATGATGAAAGGAAGTAATTCAAGTTTAATTGAACCAGGCGATTATCCCGATACAGACCCCGAGATTAATCTATATCTAAACACTAAAATATGTGCAAAATGGTTAGACAAAAAACTACAAACAGATTTTGGTTTTGAATGGGTAAGATTTCAATACATGGGATTGAATTCGCAAACACAAGGTTTACACGGAACAACACATGCAGATTGTATGCAAGAAGACGAATGGAATTTATCTTTTTTATATTATACAAATAAGATATGGTCAGAACATTGGGGAGGCCCTTTGAGAATCTATGACGAAATGCAACAAGGTTTACATGGTCGTGCAAATCATATAAAGAATCACCAAATTGCAGAGATTCCTTTCAAACCAAATAGATTAGTAGTGTTTGACGGAAGAATACCACATGGTGCCGATGCACCTACTGAAGAAGCACGATATATAGATAGGAAGTCAATCGTAATACGAGGTGACGAAATTAGATTAGTAGAAGATAATTATTGGTTTAGACAATGCCCACAATAGAATTTAGCACATTTAATGAAGATACTCTTAAGGACTCTAAACCAGTTCTTGCAAAATCTATAAAACCTGAATGGTGGAATAATATGAAATTCCATGAGTATAATCGTGGAATAAAACAAGCAACAATACGTTCATGTCCTGCTATGGACGATTGGTTAAAGAGTGGTTGGTATCTAATGTCAAATAGAGATATCATTGTGAAAAATGGTAGACTCGATGGTGATACAGACGACCATTGGGTTGCAACACACGAGTTTGACGGAGGTTGTGAAATGCCTTCACCTACACACCCTTCTGCACAAATGGGATATGCATTTCAATATCTACATGATGACGATGCACCAGTTAAGGGTGCATTTAAAATGAGAAATCCATGGAACATAAAAACACCGCCTGGATACTCAACATTTTACTTAGACCCATTTTTATTTCAAAACAAATACTTTGCAACATGGCAAGGTGTAATAGATACAGATACCTTTAATACAAATTATGATAATGCACAAATTATCTTTTATCCACGTGTTAATCATTCTTTCGTTATACCGAAAGGAACACCTCTTTGTCAAGTTATACCTTTTAAAAGAGAAGAATGGCAGGCAACCTATATAACATACGAACACAAAACTTGGTTAGACAATAGAAGTGAAATCACTAATTCTTCAGGTCATAAGAGTATGGACGAGTTTGGAAGAACAAATGAATATTCTATTCAAAATAGAGAGAAAAATGATGTATTAGGTGGTTATAGAATGGGTAAATTGCATTCACAAAAAGGTAAAAATTTCAAAGAGTCAAGTCCACCACCCGAATGTCCTATGCATAAACCAAGTGCTGTTGATGACGCAGCTGATGTCATGTCCAAGTATGAAAAACAATTGGAGTTAGATTTAGATAATGATTAGATTATTATTTCCATATGTCTGTATAGAAGACAACTTATTAGAAACTGGTCAACTAGACCAAGAATATATCGATTTACTTAAAAATGAAATCGATTCTATGAGAAAGAAAGACCCAGTAGGAAGAAACATATCAAATCAATACACTGGTTGGCAATCAAATGACGGGTGTGAATCAAGTCCCATATTTACTAAACTAATTAGAATGATTAATCATAAGTTTAATACAGAATTACTTAATTGGACTGGACATAATTCTAATCAAGTTCAGTTAAACATTTCAAATTCATGGGCAAACATAAATGATAAAGGTGCATGGAACGCTCCACACTTACATAATGGTTGTTGGTATAGTGGTGTATTTTATGTTAAGTCAGACGGAGATGAAGGAAACTTTGTTGCAGTTGATACCGACTCAAAGGTAGTTTCTGATTTTCCTCATTCACCAAGAGAACAACAAAATTATAGACTTGCACCTAAAACTGGTCACTTATTTCTTTTTCCAAGTGCATTAATGCATATGGTAGAACCTAATCAAACTGATAAAGATAGATATAGTATATCATTTAATATGAACACTTCATATCTATCTAAAAATATAAATGATAGAACGGGTGTCCCTAGAGATTATCACCCTGATGAATTGTGTTTTGAAGTAGACAATAACGGAAAACTTACACATAAACTCTCTACATAACCATTACTATTTCATAAATAATCGTATGGAACTTGTAATAGACGCTCATATCATATGGAATGTTATCTTAACATTCATACTAATGCCTGTAGGTTTGTTGGTTAGAAATATCCTATCAGAACAAAAAAGACTTGATATCTTAGTTAACAAAACACGTGAAGAAATTGCACGTGATTACGCAACAAGAGAACAAATCGAAGCAGATTTCCAAAGAATTATGGATTCAATTGCAAAGATAGATGAAAAATTAGATAGAATCCAATCTAAAACTTATTTCCAAGATTAAAATTACTATAAATAGTAATAAACAGGATTTATTACTATGTCAGAACCGAATTCAAAAGCAGCCTTAAAAGAGTATATCAAAAGAAAACTTGGAGCTCCAGTTCTAGAAATCAACGTGGACGATGACCAGTTTGACGATAGAATTGACGAGGCACTACAATACTTCAGAGAATTCCATTACGATGGTTCTATTAAGACGTTTTTAAAACACCAAATCACTCAAGACGAGATTGATTCATTCAAAACGAATGAAACTCACAATGCAGCGACAACTGGAACACATGCAATCTCAGGACAAACTTATGGTGAGGGTCAAAACTACATTACACTACCCGAACACGTGTTAAGTGTAATCAATATTTTCCCTTTCAATTCAGGTCAAACTTCAAGTATGTTTGATATCCAGTATCAATTAAGATTGAATGATTTATATGATTTAACTTCAACAAGTGTTCTTTACTATTCACAAGTTCAATCACACTTGTCACTTTTAAACGATATCCTAGTAGGTCAGATACCTATTAGATACAATATGCACTCTAACAGACTTTACATGGACTACAGTGCAAGTAAATTAAGTGCTGGTGAGTATATCATTATTGAATGTTATAGAAAATTAGACCCAACAGACATGACTGATATATACAATGATATGTGGTTGAAGAAGTATTCAACTGCATTAGTGAAGTATCAATGGGGGGAGAACCTCTCCAAATTCCAAGGAGTTGAGTTGCCTGGTGGTATAACACTAGACGGAGCTCAAATGAAAACAGAAGCGCAAGAAGAGATAACAAGATTAGAAGAAGAATCCCGACTGAATTTCGAAATGCCAGTCATGGATATGATGGGGTAATTGAATGCCTACAAATGTATTTTTTAACCATGCAGTCAACACTGAACAACACCTTTACGAAGATTTAGTTGTTGAGTCGTTAAGATTCTATGGTCATGATGTCTTCTATCTTCCTAGGGAGATAATCGAAGAAGACTCAATTTTAACTGAAGACGTTCAATCACGTTTCGGTGATGCATATTCTGTAGAAATGTATTTAGAAAATCCAGGCGGTGGATTCGAAGGTGAGGGTGACCTCATGTCTAAATTCGGTGTTCAAATCAATGAAGAAGCAACCTTTGTGATATCATTGAGAACATGGGAGAGATTTATATCATTAGATTCAAACCTTGCAACTTCACTTAGACCAAATGAAGGGGATTTAATTTACTTCCCACTTTCAGGTTCTATGTTTGAAATCAGATTCGTAGAAGACCAAAATCCATTCTTCCAGTTAGGAAAACTATTTGTATTCAAAATGCGTTGTTCATTATTCGAATATGGTGGAGAAGACTTCGATACTGGAACAGATGCAGACTTGGTTGAACAAGATAGAGCATACACAATTTCTATGACTATGACAGATGACGATTCAGAAAACACTGGTTCATATGTTGCAAATGAAAATATAACGAAAGACGGAGTTGTAGTTGGAGAGGTTGTAAACTACAGAGGTTCAAACAGAGAACTCATTATTAAGGATAACACTACAACACTTGCAAGTGGAGATAGACTTGTCGGTGCAACCTCGGGTGCAACAAGAACGATTGCAAGTATTGTTGACGTAATGACTATGGAAGGAAGTGTTGCACAAAATAAAGACTTCGAAGATAAGGATAATAATTATCTAGACTTTAGTGAAACGAATCCGTTTGGAGAACCATAATGTTCGGAACTCATTTTTATCACGAAACCATAAAAAGGTCAGTATCGATATTTGGAACATTGTTCAATAATATCTATTGTAAAAAGATTAAAGAAGACGGAACAGTTTTATCACAACAACTCGTTCCTATTTCATACGGCCCTAAACAAAAGTTCCTTGCAAGACTTACAGAAGATGCAAAAGAAAGAGATTTAAACGTCACCTCAATCAACCTTCCAAGAATGGCATTCGAATTAACGGGGTTTGAGTATGATGCAACTAGACAACAGAACAAATTAATACGTCATTCTAAATCAAGTTTAGAAACAGACGGAGTAAATCGTGGGTATCAATATAACCCAGCACCATACAATCTAAACTTTACACTAAGTGTTCTTGCAAAGAATATGTCTGATGCATTACAGATTGTAGAACAAATTTTACCATATTTCCAACCCGAATATACAGTCACAATGAAAATGATTGACGATATGTCAGACGTTAGGGACGTTCCAATCACATTAAATTCTGTAGGTTTGGAAGATACATACGAAGGAAGTTTTGAAGAAAGACGTGTAATAGAATATACACTAGAATTTACTATGAAAATTTATTTCTTCGGCCCTGTTTATACTGGAACAGTTATCAAAAACGTTGTCGAAAGAGAATATATCAATACTGATATCTCAGGTCAATTCACAACTTCACAAATTAATGACAGTGGATTGGTCAAAGAAGTTAAACATTATGAACCTGCCTTTGCAGAAACGAGTTCTACTGCAGTGACTAACACTGCAACAGTTCCTTTTGCAACTGCAATAAATAGTAAGATAAGTGTAGGAGATGAGGTCTTTGGAACGAATTTAACACCAAATCCAACAGTTTCCTCTATTGCAAGTAATAGATTATCAATAGATTTAAGTTCTGCAGTGACACTAGGAGAGAACACTAAACTTAAATTTGTAGGTTCGGTAGAACCAAGTGATACTTTCGTAGTTGCAGAAACAGTGACATTTTATGACGATGGTTCTAAAGAATCATTCAGTGAAACCGATGACAGTTAATTATGACAAAAGAAACAGTAGATGAAAAGTTAGATTCTTTATTAGATATCAACACTGAAATCAAGAAAGAAACCAAGGTAGTCAAAGTCCCGTCAAGGGTAGAGAATATCGATACAGACTACAAATATGCAAGAGAGAACCTCTATAACCTCGTAGAACGTGGTCAAGATGCAATCGAAGGTATATTAGAACTTTCCAAAGAAACCGAACACCCACGTGCATATGAAGTCGCAGGACAACTTATTAAGACTGTAGCCGATACTGCAGAGAAACTCATAGACGTTCAAAAGAAATTAAAAGATTTAGAAAAAGAGGAAAGTAGTATTAAAACACAACATAATCATTTATATGTTGGGTCAACTTCTGAATTACAAAAGTTTTTGAAGAAAGAAAAGAATAAAGATGACTGATTCAAAGAATGACGGATATCTTGGTAATAATCTAATCAAGAGAGCTGGTGTAGAAACAAAATACACCGATAAGGAAATGGCAGAATACTTGAAGTGTTCTGAAAATCCTACACACTTCATTGAAAATTATACACAAATCATATCACTAGACGAAGGTATGGTTCCCTTTACCCTTCGTGGATACCAAGAAAATCTAATTAATCACTATGACGCAAACCGATTTAGTGTTGTTCTTGCAAGTAGACAGAGTGGTAAATCAATCACTTCTTGTGCATATCTATTGTGGTTCTTATTGTTTAAACCCGAAGTCACTGTAGCAGTTCTTGCTAACAAAGGTGCAATTGCAAGAGAAATGATTGCACGTATCGTGACCATGTTAGAGTCTGTTCCATTCTTTCTACAGCCTGGTGTTAAGATTCTAAACAAAGGGTCAATAGAATTTAGTAATGAT